GTGCAAAGAGTAAAAAAGCATACAAAAAAGGTGCTGAGTACAAAGGCAAAAGAACTGATTTAAAGCATTTATTTGTGGGTTATGTGGCTCCAGGTAAAGCGAAAATTGAAACAAAATAAAATAAAATGGCTGTTATAGTTAATTATACAGATTTAGTGAGTTTAGCTGAGGCTAAAAGCTATTTAAGAATTGATGATGCTATTACTGATGTGGATGATGAAATTACACTTATGATAAATTCAGCGTGTAATTTAGTTGAGAGTTATACCCAGGTATATTTGAAACCACAAACCAAAGAGTATTATTTTAATTGTGAGGGTTATATTCGTCTTTATTCATGGCCAATTAACACAATTACAGTGCCAGCCGATATAACAGCTTATGATGAGGCAATGCGACAGCTTTATACTGTTTACACTAGAAAATCAATATCTTTGGAATCAATGACTTTTAATGTAGGCCATTCAGATACCGAAAATGTAAAACCTATCTTTAAACAGGCTATTTTAGAAACTGTTAAACTTTGGTTTTTTGGGAGTGAAACTGAAACAGCAATGAAAGGCTATATTCCAAATAGTGTAATGGCTATTTTAAGCTCCGAGAGGAGGTTTATTTTTTAATATGTATAAACACAGGACAGCACAGCATAGAGTTGAAATTTACATTGCCACAGTGGCTCCAGATGGCTATGGAGGTAATACTATTGACGTAGATTCGTTACTTACCACCAGATGGGCTAGTATTGGTGATGTAAATTCTAACCAACTAAACACTGAGGCTGGTTTAAAAGAATTTAATGACACGTATAAATTTACATTTCATTACGATTCAAACCTGGTTTTAGATGCCAAAAAGCATACGCTAAAATATGGTGGTGAGTATTTTTCAATTCTATCAATTAAGACCGATGGATTTAGAAAGGTATCACAAACAGTTACAGCTAAAAAGATTTTTGATGATTAATATAGATATTGATACCAAAGGTTTAGATAGTTTGAAAAGGTTGTTTAAAAATAAACCAGAGGCTATAAAGTTGGATATAGATGCGATAGTTAGGGCTAGTGCTGATAAAGCTTTAGAGGTTGCTAAAGATAAAACGCCAGTGGACCAGGGTATTTTAAGAGGTTCCAATAATACCCAGAAAATTAAGCTGATGCAATACAGGGTTTTTAACAATATGCCTTATGCACCTTATGTGGAATTTGGTACTGGTAAAAAAGTTGATGTTCCAGATGAGTGGAATAAGTTTGCAAGCCAATTTAAAGGGAAAGGAAAAGGAACTTATGACCAGGGGGTAAAAGCTATTGCCGATTGGTTAAAAAGAAAAGGAGGCGACCCAGAGGATGCTAAATGGGTGTTTTATTTAATACTTAAAAATGGTGTAAATCCACAACCTTTTATGTACCCTGGGTTTAAAGCTGGTAGAAAACAGCTAAAACAGGATATATTAAATTATGTAAATAGTTTTGAAATATAAAATAAAGAATAATGGCTTATAAAATATTTAAAAGAGGTGGCTATTTTTACATAGTAGATACCGATACAGGGCGAGAGCGTGAGGGTTTAAGTAAAGATGTAAAAGTTTCCAGAGGCACAACATCCCAGGATGATTTTTACTTTCAAGGAATAAATAATTTTGATAATGATATAAGTGTTAATATTACAGAAATTCAAGATTATAGTGGAAATAGTTATACTGTAAGCCAATTCATTGAATTTTACGAGGGTGCAACTTCTATGGATGTAACATTACAAAGTAGTACTTCACCTTTAGTTATAAACAAAGCAACAGAATTAATTGCAGAAACAACACTCTCAGCATTAGCAGTTGAGGATGAAAAAACATTTGTGGTATCATCTACAACAGGCGCACTGGTGGGCCAACAATTAACAGTTTATTCAACTATAAATAATAGAATTTCATTTTTTACAGTATTAGCCATAAATGGTAGTACTATTACAGTTGATAGCCCTATTGATTGGGCTTTTGAATTGGGTGATTATGCACAATTTGGTAATACTAATTTAGCAGTAAATGGTAGTGTAACACCACGAGTTTTTGGAATAAGAAATCCAACAGCCCAAGATATTGATTTAAAAGTAGATTTAACTAGAATGATTTTGTCTATGAAATTAACAAGCTCCTCAGATTATGATGAATTTGGTAATATTCCAAGATTGACAAATGGGCTAGTTTGTAGGTTTGTTGATGGTTTTAAACAGAATATTTTCAACATAAAAGATAATAGGGAAATGGACACCCTTATGTATGAATTAAAATTCATCCCAGCTAGTGGAAATGCTCCAGATGGTTTAAGTGGCCGATTCACTTTTGAAAAACTAGGTTCTGTAATTAGATTAAGACCATTCGAGGATTTACAATTTATTGTACAAGATAATTTAACCAGTATAACCACTTTTGAGATAGAAACACAAGGGGCTGGTGTAACAAATTAAGATATGAACAAAAGTTTACCAGATAAGTGGATTAGAAAAGCAATATTTGATGCTTTTAATGGTACTATCATTGATGGCGAAACTGTAAATGTTTACGATACATTTGCCACAACTATTAATGATAACGAAAAGGCGTATATTTTGATGAGCGCCCAGGGAAATGAAACTGATGCTACAAAATGTGAGGATTTTTGGGAAAGTGATATTTTATTAGAGGTTTGCACCTGGTATAAAGGTGTTGGGAACCCTGGGAGTAGGCTGTTAGCCGATAATATTTTGGATTCTTTAAGAAACACACTAGAGCCAGGACTGGATTTAACAGCTGGTGGCCTGGTAATGGAGCGCCAGGTAATGAGTTTTCCAAATGATATTGGAACTTCATTGCCAAATGGAACATTATTTCGTAAATTTCTAAGATTAGAATTACGCATTAAATAAAATTGTAACTTTGAATTAAATTAATTATAAAAATCAAAAAAAATGGCAACATTTATTAAAGGAGATGCAAACATACTGTATGTTCATGATGGTACAGTTTACAGACCAGTGGCGTGTTTAACGTCTAACAGTTTAGCAACAGCAGTAGAAGTTTTAGAAACAGCAACAAAATGCGATGCTGGGGTAATTGTAAAAACACCTGGTGTATTTAGTTATTCTATTAGCGCAGATGGTTTATACATAGACACAGGAGCAAGTGGAGATGTTACAAAAGCCTCTCATGACTGGCTGTTAATTAAGCAACAATTAAAAACAGTGGTAACATGGAAACTTGACACAGGTTTAGCCGATACTGCAAACTATTTTGGTACTGCAATTATCACTAGCTTAAACCTAGATTCACCAACCAACCAAGAGAACGCAACTTTTAGCGCAACTTTAGATGGTTCTGGTACAATAGCTACCACCGACCCAATAGTATAATTAAAAACAGAAAAAAATGACAGGAAAAAAAACAACTAAAATTATTTTAGGAGGCAAAGAGCGCACTTTTTATTTTGGGCTAGGCTTTATGGGTATGTTTATTGAAAAAACAAGTATAAGCCTAGGAGGTATGCAAGATTACATAAAAGCAAACCCTTTTAAGGCTATTCCAGAAATGATGTTTTATTCGTTGGCTTATGGCTATGCTAGAGAAGATTTAAAACCAGATTTTAATGTTTATTCTGTTACAGAATGGATTGATGAGGATGGAGGAGCTGATGGCCCAGGTGTTAGGGCTTTTATGGAAAGTTTTAATAAATCCATGAGTGTTGATTTACCAGCCTCAGCTGAGCCAGTAAAAAAAAAGAGAGTTCAAGCAAAAAAGGGAGTAAAGAAAACCATTTAGCTGATTTTTTAGCAAATATTATTTCTTTTGCACTTGTTGAGCTAAAAGTAAATGATTTAGACAAAGTTTATGATATGACTATGGCTGAATTTAGGTTACGAGAATATGCTTATGTTAGGGAGCAACAATGGGATTGGGCTAAATATAGGCTTGTTGGTTTTATGGCCATAAGAGCTTTTAATATTAGCCATAAAAGTGTTCCTAAAAAACTAGGTGATGTTATGGGTTTACCTTTTGTTGATGGCCCTAAAATTGGAGGAGTTACAGATAGTCAATTAGAGGCTATAAAGCAAGCCCAGGAGCGATTTATAAACGAAACAAAATTAAAGCAAATTGGATAATACAGTTGAAATTAAATTTGGAGCCGATACTTCTGGATTAGAGGATGCTTTAAAAAGAGCCGAAAAATCTATTGCAAATTTAGAGGATGAAATTAAAAAAATTGGTGAGGGGGCTAAAGCAACAGGCCAGGAATTTGAATTACTAGGTAAGAATGGGAAAGCATTTGAATTACTTGACAAAGTTACTGGAGGTTTAGGAGAGGAAATACTTAATTTAGGTCAAAAAACTAAAGACGCCAGGAAAGAGACTAAACTTTTAGGAACTGGTTTTAAAGGAGCTGGTGCCAGTGCTAAAGTTGCTGGTAAAGCCATGAAAGGCGCTTTAATTTCCACTGGAATTGGCGCTTTAATTGTTTTCGTTGGTGAGTTAATTGCTAACTGGGATTTAGTAAAAGATGCTATTACTGGTGCCGATAATGAGCTTGAAAAACACGTTGATAATTTAGAGGTGGCGCTAGGTATAAGAAGTTCTTATATTGGAGCTTTAAAAGAGGAAATAAAACTAAATGCACTTGTTGGAAAAGATACTGGTGAGCTAGAAACAGCATTAAAGGCTCAACTAGAAAAACAAATTGCAATAAATGAGGAAAAAGAAAAAACTGAGAGAGCTGATAGGAGAGCAAAAAAACTAGCTTTTGAAACTGTTACAGGCCTTGAAAATGTTTTAGAGGGTGTTGGTTTTACACCATTTAGTGAGGAGGATAAAAAAGAAATTGATGACCTTACTGTTTCTATTAATAAAACCTCAGTTGCCACCGATAGATTAAAAGCTGAGCTTTATAAATTAACCGAGGTGCCAGAAATTAAGCCAGTAGATTTAGGTAATATTGAGGCCCTACAAATTAGAGAGATTGATTTAAAACCGATAGAGGCATTAAAACAAGGTTTAGCTGGTTTAGAGGGAATTAGTGATATTCCAATTCCTGGCTTAGAGGATTTACCAAATAAAATACAAACTGCAATAAATAAAAGCAATGATATTCTGGCTAACTGGGATATAAAAGCTAGAGCTGAGGTTATATCTTTAGCTTTAGAGGATTTAAACGAAAGCGCTAATAATATTATACAAAATAGTTTATCTGATACTTTTGCACAACTAGGTGAAGTGATAGGAGAATCTTTAGCTAGTGGTGGTAATATCTTAGAGGGCGCTGGCCAAGTTTTATTAGGGGCCGTTGGTAGTATATTAACGAGTTTAGGTAAAATGGCTATACAAATTGGTGTTGGTTTAATAGCTGTTAAATTAGCTTTAAAAACTTTAAACCCAGCGGTTGCTATTGCTGGTGGTATTGCTTTAGTGGCTTTAGGTGCTGTTTTTAGTAAAGGGGCTAAAAGTTTAGGTAGTTCTGGAGCTGGTGGTTCTGGAGGTGGAGGCGCAAGTTCAAGTTCTGGAGGTGGCCGAGGTTCTGGAGGTGGCGCAACTTATAGTGGTGGTGGTTCTGGAGGTGGTTATGGTAGTGTAGTTTTTGAAATTGCTGGAACCAAATTAGTTGGTGTTTTGTCAAAAACCTTAAAAGAAAATAGTGCTTTAAGTGGTAAACTAAATGTAACTGGATAATGGCTATAAGATATAATTTAACACATTATGATGATAAAAATAATGAAAATGTAGTTGAGATTTATGACGATGGTTTTTTAGGTCATTTACCCACAGAAATTGAGGGTTATGCAGTGCTTAAAAGTGGAAAAGTTGAGGAAATTGCCTCTATATTTAAAGGCACTGGCCTGGAGTTAAATATTCAAGCCAATGCTGGTAGAAAATTTGATGAATTTTTTACAAGTGATGAGCGCACATTTAAGGTGATTTACAAAAGAAATGGTAGTACACTTTTTATTGGATGGATAGAGCCAGAGGGTTACTATGAGAGTTTTACAGCCGATACATGGTTTATCCAGGTAAACTGTTTAGATGGGTTGAGTTACCTTGAAAATCTATCTTACGTGCAACCTAGTGGACTTATTTGGAGTGGCCAGCAAACAGCGTTAGAAATTATTACAAACGCCTTAGAGCGCACTAATTTAGATTTAGACGTTTTTACTAATATAGACGTTTTTTATACTGGAGCCGATGAGAATGAGGATATTTTAGGTAATATTTATTT